AAACGCGACTTCACCGTCCGGCTTGCCGGTTACCGCGTGCGGATCGAGCCGCAGACAGGGTCGAAAGAGACCAGAGCAGAGCCGCTCGCGGCGCAGGTCGAGGCAGGGAACGTCGACATCGTGACCGGTCTCTGGAACAGAGACTTCATAGAAGAGCTTCGACATTTCCCGAGAGGCGTGTATAAGGATCAGGTGGACGCCGCGAGCTCTGCATTCAACGCAGTAGCGCCTAAGCGTCAGAAAAAGACCGGTCTTTTCGTGGTCGGGGATCATGTGGGCAATAGAGCGAGGCCGAGCTGATGGCACAAGCACCAAAGAAGGCAACGGCGACCCGCGAGCTGGGGGCGTCTGGATCCTACGGGATGAACGACCAGCTCCGTCCGGACGAGTTTCTACCTAAGCTCCGGGGGCTCAACGCGACGCGGACGTTCCGCGAGATGAAGGACAACGATCCGGTGATCGGCGCGATCCTGATGGCGTTCGAGATGCTCCTGCGCGCGGCAGAGTTCCGCGTCGAGCCGGCGAACGACAGCCCGGAGGCCGAAGAGGCGAAGCTCTTCGTCGAGCAATGCTTCGAGGACATGGGGGGAACGGTCGACGACTTCCTCGCCGAGGTGCTGACCTTCCTCCCGTTTGGGTTCTCGGTCTTCGAGGTCGTCTACAAGATCCGAGGCGGACGCAACACGAGCGACATGACGCGCTATTCGCAGTTCGATGACGGGCGCTATGGGATCCAGAAGCTCGCACCGCGCGCCCAGTGGACGATCGACCGCTTCCTGACCGACGCGAACGGCGCGATCACCGGCGTGCGGCAGACGGCGCTCACGCTCAAGATGGGATCGGTCGAGATCCCGATCGAGAAGCTCTTGCACTTCCGCACCTCGACGATCAACAACGACCCGAGCGGGCGCTCGATCCTTCGCAACGCCTTCACATCCTACCATTACGCCTCGCACATTCAGATGATCGAGGCGATCGCCGTCGAGCGCGAGATGAACGGGATCCCGGTCGGGCGCATTCCGTCCGAATATCTGGCCGACAGTGCAACCGCGGCGCAGCAAGGGTTCACGAACGCCTTCAAGAAGATCCTGCGCGACGTCAAGTTCAACGATCAGGGGTTCATCCTGATCCCCTCGGACGTCTACGAGAACGACGACGGCTCGAAGACCTCGATCCCAATGGTGCAATTCGACCTCGTGACCGCCAAGGGGACGCGCGCGATCCCGACCGGCGACGTGATCTTGCGACATCAGCAGAACATCGCGCGCTCGGTGCTGGCCGACTTCCTGATGCTGGGCAGCGGCGACAAGGGATCCTTCGCGCTGTCGAAGAGCAAGACCGATCTCTTCCTCGCAGCGGCGGCGGGTTACACCGAGGCGATCTCGTCGGTGCTAAACCGACAGCTCCTCACCCGGCTCTGGGAGCTCAACGGGTTCGACCCTGAGCTGATGCCGTCGATCGCCTTCGGTGACATCGCGCCGGTGGATCTGGCCGAGCTGGGCGCGTTCGTGCGCGACATCGCAGGCGCAGGGATGCCGCTCTTCCCCGACGACGACACCGAGAACACGATCCGGCGCGCAGCCGGGTTCCCCGAGAAGACAATGGACCCCGATCTCCTCGGGGCCGCACCAGTTCAGCCTCTAGATACAGGAGTTCCCCAGTGAGGTTCCAAGTCTACCCCCGCGACATCTGGATCGACATCGACATCTGGAACATCTACGCGATCGAGGCGTCGATGTCCGGCAAGACCATGATCTTGCACATCCCCGGCTTGCAGATCCCCGTCACGAACGGGCAGGACTACATCGAGAGCGACGCCTTCGAGCGCGACTTCGTCGAGATGAGCACGGCGCGCTGGATCCGGCCCTCGGCCATTACCTCGATGCAGCGGTTCGGCGATGATTATGTGCGCGTCCTGCTCGATGGCGTGCGGCAACCGTTCGACCTCTTCCCCGGGGACGCTCCGCTGCGTCAGGTCTACACCGACTTCAAGCAGAAACTCCCCGCCGAGACCCCCTCGTTCCTAGCTCTGGACGTCGCCGCATGAACATCGCGCTCCTCAAGATGACCGGCTCGGATGCCGTCGCCGTCTTCTTGAGGGCAGCGGAGGGCATGGAACCGAAGATCGCACGCGCCTTCATTCAGGCGATCGAGACGATCCGGCTCCGCGTCCCGGCGGAGCAGATAGCACTCCTCCTCGAGCGGCGCGATTACACGACGCTCGAGAACGCTTTCGCCGGGCACTTCACCTCGACCGAGTGGCAACCCTACGGGCAGGCGATACAGCAGGCCGTGATCGCTGGGACGAAGGCGACGAGCGAGACGCAAGGCATCGTCAACGGCGCGCAGGAAGACTTCGAGATCCGCGTCGGACTGAACCCGCGCCTCGAGCAGTTCGCGCTGACCATGACATCGACCCGGATCCGCGAGATCGACCAGACGACGCGCGACACGATCCGGCAGGTGATCCAATCCGGCACGACCGCAGGCGATGATCCGTTCGCGATCGCGCGCCGGATCAGGGGGTCGATCGGGCTCACGCAGCGGCAGGAGGCGGCGGTCAATAATTACGAGCGGATGTTGCGCGCGCTGGATCCTGCGGTGCTCGAGCGCAAGCTCCGCGACCGGCGCAGCGATCCGACAGTGGCGCGGGCGATCAGCAACGACAAGGCGCTCACCGACGCGCAGGTCCGGTCTCTCGTCGACCGCTACCGTGACCGGTATATAAAATACCGGGCGAACGTGATCGGGCGCACCGAGAGCATCCGCGCGGTGCAGGGGGCTCAGTGGGAGCTCTTCCAAGACATGATCAACAAGGGGCAGATCGACGCTCGGCAGGTCCGCCGGACGTGGATCACGACGAACGACGGGCACGTTCGCGACGCCCATATGCAGATCCCCTCGATGAACCCGCGCGGCGTCGGGCAGGCCGAGACCTTCTCGAGCCCCCTCGGCCCGATCCTTTACCCCGGCGACCCCAGCGCGCTTGCAGCGAACACGATCCAATGCCGGTGCGCGGTCTTCGCGCGCATCATCTCTCGCGGTCTGCTCCCGTCCTCCCCGGGGACAGTCGTCGCGCCACCTCCGCCGCCACCTCGTCCGGTTCCAAGCGCACCACCTCCCGCGCCGGTGATCTCGGATGCAGAGCGGCGGCGGAGTGCTGGCCCGGTGTTTGCTTATGAGAGCTATACGCCGCTCAAGTCATTAGCACAGATCGAGGATTATGTGCGGACGAGCGGCATCGCTGGCCGGGCTGACCTCAAGGGAACCAGCCCAGCCGCGTTGAACGTCGCGCTTCCTGCTATGCAAGAGGTCGTCGAGCGGTTCGGGCTCCCGCCGCTTGACGCATTTGGCTATGTCAAAAGGTTCTATCCGGAGCTTAGAGCCAAAAGAAAAGTGGTTGCTTCAATGTGGCGGCTCACCAACAAGACAACCGGCAATAGGGGGCTATTTCACATTCCCGCTTCTGGTTTCGGGGAAGGCGCGGCGAAGTGGGCCCCGAGCGAAAACAGAGGTGCGGCACGTTACATAAGTCAACGAGACGCCGCTTTGGTTAGTCCAAGGCCGGGGATCGTGATTGACCAGCGCGTGCGCGACCGGGTCAAACAGATGGATGCGCTAGGGGGGAGGCCTTATAACTGGACTGTCGACGGCACGTCAAACGATGACGAGTTCAGGACGCGCTCGACCGTATATCACGAATACGGGCATTATATCCACCTGCAAGACGACCGCATCGGCCCAGAGCTCGAAGCGTTTCTTCGGCAGGAAAGACCAAGGAGCGCGGGGTGGGATCTCCTCGTCTCGGTCTACGGCAATTCGAACGATAAAGAATATATCGCGGAGACCTTCGCAATCTACATGGGGATGCCAGAGAGCGAGCATTTCCGGATCCACCCCGTCTTACTCGCGATATATCGGAAACTGGACAAGAAGGTGACCCCATGACGTATCAGGATATGGCAGATCAAATTTTCGCTTTGCCCGCAAATCAACGCGAGGCCGCAGCCGAAAAGCTGCTCGAGCTCTACACCGAAGACGATAAGGATCTCGTCGAGGCCTACATCTACGAGGCGATCACGGCGGCGGACGACGAGACGAAGGTGTTCTTCCTATGACGACGAACGGTTACACCAAGACGATCAAGCCGGTGCGCGACTGGAACGAGCGGGTCTGGCGGCTCATGCTTGGGGATCAGGTCGAGATCGCGCGCGGTCGCATGGAGGGCGCGCAGCCGGTGGCGGTCACCGGCACGATCACGGTCACCGGCGCGGTGACGGACATCATGGTATGGCCGGGCTCGACGGTGAAGGATCCGTCGGTCGCGCCGGTCGGCGGCGTGCAGATGACGCTCGTCTCGACCAGCGCGCAGGACAGCGCGGCGGGGACGGGGATCCGGACGCTCCGGTTCAATTACCTCGACGCGGATCTCAACCCGCAGAGCCAGATCGTGACGCTCAACGGGACGACGCCGGTCCTGACAACGGCGACAAATGTGCGCTGGGTCGGGGATCTCACTGGGCTGACCTTCGGATCCGAGAAGCACGCCGTCGGCAACATCACCGTGACGAACAGCGGCACGCGCTACAAGCTCCTCGATCTCGAGGCGCGCGCGACGCGCAGCACCGCCTTTCGCGTTCCCGCAGGCAAGCGCCTGATCGTGCACTCGCTCTTTGCGGGATCCTCGTCGGGCAGCGCGGCGGCGAAGGTGCAGGTCTCGCTCGTCGCGTCGGTGATCGGGAACCTCGACGGGACCGTCGATCGCTTCGAGGACGTCGGTCTGCTCTTCCGGCAGGGGACGATCGAGCTCCAAGACAACACGACGACGCTCGCAGACGGCGCGCTGGCGGCGTTCCCGCCCGGCGCGATCCTCGGATTTCGCGTCACGACGGACAAGGGCGCAACCGTCTCGGCGGGGTTCTATGGGTGGCTCGAAGATGTCGATTAAGGGCGCGCCAAAACTAGGAGGAGAGGACAGATTTCCCTATAGTGTTCTCCTCTCCTCTCCTCCCTACCTTTCACCGGGTGGAACCCCAAGGGGAACCCTGCTAGCGCAGGGATACCCCTCACGGGTTCTGGCCGATTTTTCCACCCAGCGCGAGATCTCTCCTCCCGCGTCCTACCGAAGGATCTGATCCATGCCATACGATAGCAATGACGCGCTCCCGGATCCGGTCAAGCGCGTGCTCCCCTCCGATAAGGCGCGCACGATCTGGCGCACCGTCTTCAACGACAGCATGAAGCGCGGCTATCAAGAGGGCCGCTCGTTCGGCGCGGCATATGCTGCGATCGACAGCGCGGGCTACAAGAAGGGCGAGGACGGCGTCTATATCGCGAAAGCGGCATATCAGGGCCGCGAGGTCGAGCTCGATCAGCCGTTCCGCCTACCGGCAGGCGCGAGCAAGAAGTTCGGCGTCTATGTCACCGCCGGGGACAAGATCAAGAAGGTTACGTTCGGAGATCCAGACATGGAGATCCGGCGCGACGACCCAGAAGCGCGCGCCAATTTCCGCGCTCGGCATTCATGCGACACCGCAACGGACAAGACCTCGGCGCGATACTGGTCTTGCCAGATGTGGGAAAGTGGAACCTCAGTTTCGGAGATGACGAAGATGAACAAGCGACAGATTTCGGAAGACGTCTTCACGACGACGATGGAAGCGGTGCAGCGGTCGCACCAGCTCGGGCTCGGGCTGGTCGCGCATATGACCGAAGGCCCAGACGGGCAGGCGTTCTATATGCCGGGCGAGAGCCATGACGCCTACCTCGAGCTCGTCGGCCAGACCGGCATGGTCGGGCCAGATGGGGCCGAGGTCGAGAACCCTGCGGCGGAGCTGATCGAGAGCGTCATCAGCGCGGCGATCGAGGCCGTGATGGACGCAACGATGGAGAAGCGCGCGGCGAAGATCATCAAGATCAACGACGAGGCGCGGATCGTCTGGGGCTGGGCGTCGGTCGTCTCGATCGACGGGAAGCCTATGGTCGACCGGCAGGGCGACATCATCTCGGCGGACGTTATGACGAAGGCCGCAGATCGCTTTATGATCGACGTGCGCGTCGCTAAGGCCATGCACGAGGGCGCGCAGATCGGAGAGGTCATTCACTCCTTCCCGCTCACCAAAGAGCTGGGCGACGCGCTGGGCGTGCACTCTGCACTCGAAGGGTGGATCGTGGCTATGAAAGTGCACGACGATAGTGTATGGAATAGGGTTAAGAGCGGCGAGCTGGCCGCGTTCTCGATCGGAGGCATAGGGAAACGCAATGCCGTTTAACGTCACAGATCTCGAGCTGATTGAGCTCTCGCTCGTCGACGAGCCCGCCAACCCCGCAGCGCGCGTCGTTATGTTCAAGCGCGCCGCTCCGGATGACATGAAGATCCAAGAATTGATCGACGGAGGGATGCCGGAGGCAGAAGCTCGCGATCAAGTTGCGCGTATGAGGCGCAACAAGGGGGCCGGACCGACCGGCGATCTGGACAAAGGAGACCGTTCGATGTCCGATCAAGAGAAGCGCCTCGAAGAGCTCGAGGCAGCAAACAAGCGCCTCGAGGCATCTCGCGACGCACTTGTGAAGTCGCTCGAGGGCGAGGGCTATGTCGTGCAGATCGCCGACGATGCCGTCACCGTCGAGAAGCGTAAAGCCGAGGATTACATCGAAGTCTCTGGCGAGGCCGTGCTGAAAAGCGCGCTTCCCGCAAGCGTCCTCGCTATGATCTCGAAGCAGGCTGGCGAGCTGGCCGAAGTAACGAAGAAGCTGGAAGCCGAAGAGCTGGTCAAGCGCGTAAGCGCCGAGATCCCGCACCTTGCAGGCGCGCCGGCGATGAAGGGCGCGGTTCTCAAGGCGGTCGACGCGATCGCCGACGACGAGATCCGCAAAGCCGCTCACGCTATGCTGAAAGGCGCGAACACTCTCGCCTCGAAGCTGACCCGCGAGTTCGGCACGGTCGCACCAGAAGAGACTGATGCGATGTCCGAGCTCAACAAAATGGCCGAAGATTATGCAGTCGAGAAGAAGGTGACGTTCGCCAAGGCATTCGCCGAGGTAACGCTGACCGGTCGCGGCGCGGAGCTCTTCGCTAAACGCAACGTGCAGTAAAGGGGGCCAAGATGGCAACTCAAGACAATATGCTCTGCGTTACGCTCGAGGCTGGTGCAGACCTCTCGACGAAGCAGTTCTACTTCGTTTCCGTCGCTTCGGATGGTCAAATCGACCCCACCGGTGACGGGCTCGACGCGGATGGCGTCCTACAAGACGCTCCCGCAGCCGCAGGGCGCGCTGCGCTCGTGGCAATCGCTGGCAAGGTCAAGGTCGTCTGCGGTGGCGTCGTCACCCGTGGCGGTCCGGTGGCTGCGGATGCCAGCGGAACAGCCGTGAACGCCGCAACCGGGGACATCATCCTCGGCGTGGCGCTTGAAACAGGCGCTTCTGGGCGGATCATCGAGATCCTCTTCCAGCCGCGCGGCGCAGCAGCATAAGGCAGGGGGATTTAAATCATGCCGCAACCTACCGTTGGCTCGTTCCACATCGACGCAGCCCTTACGAACATCTCCGTCGCATTGCTGCAAAACCCGCAGAGCTTCGTCTCTTCGCGCGTTTTCCAGAATGTGCCGGTGCAGAAGCAGTCGGACAAATACTTCACGTTCGACCGCTCCTACTTCAACCGCAACGGCGCTAAGAAGCGCGCCGCCGGTGCTCGCGTCTCCGAGGTCGGCTATGCCGTCTCGAACGACAGCTATTTCTGCGAAGAGTATGGCGTCGCGATCCCGATCCCAGACCAGATCCGCGCAAACGCGGACGCGGCCGTGGATCCTGCTCGTGCAGCCGCAGAGCTGGCGACGCACCAGATGCTGATCCAGAAAGAGAACGACTTCTCGTCGTCCTTCTTCACGACCGGCTTGTGGGGCACTGACATTACCGGCGTGGCGTCTTCGCCTTCGAGCGGTCAGGTCATCAAATGGTCGGACACCACCTCGGGCGACCCGATCGGCAACGTCCGCACCGGCATCGACACGATCTTGGGGTCGACCGGCATCAAGCCGAACGTGATGGTCATGGGCCGTCAGGTCTATTCGACGCTGATCGACCACCCAGACGTCCAAGGCCGCATCAACGGCGGCGCGACCACCGCGCAACCGTCGATCGCTTCGCTGAACCTGCTCGCGCAGATCTTCGAGGTCGATGAGGTCATGGTCGGCGAAGCAATCCAGAACACCGCAGCAGAGGGCGACACCGCCGCTCACTCGTTCATTCTGGGCAAGAAGTGCTTGCTGACCTACCGCCCAGCAGCTCCGAGCATCATGACCCCCGCAGCGGGCTACACGTTCTCTTGGTCCGGCTATCTGGGCGGGACGAACGAGTATGGGTTCGTCGTCGACACCAAGCGGCGCGACGAAGAAGACACCGACGTGATCCGCGCTCGCGCTCACTACGATCACAAGCTGGTGTCTTCGTCGCTGGGCTACTTCTGGGACGCGATCGTCGCATGAAGACGCTCGAGCAACGATCTTTCCAGAAGTCGGACCCGCTCTTCGCGTTCCGCGCGTTCGTGGCTCACGGGCGTCGGTTTAACCGGGGCGCGGCGTTCGATTGGCAGTCTCTCGGGATCGCCGCAGAAAAGGTCGAGCTCCTATTCCGGGCGGGTAAGGTCCGCCATTACGCGCCCGGAAACCCTGACATCGACCTCACAGACAAAGGTCTCGGCGAGAAGCTCGCCGAGGACGTTCCAGATCCCGCACCCGCCAAAAAGACGCGCGCGAAGAAGGTGACAGAATGACGTGGACCTACGGGGGAGCGCCCGGCACAACGAGCGCAACAACGCGGCGGGATGCCGTGCGCCTCCTCGTAGGGGACACGGACACGACCGAGCAGCAAGTCACCGACGAGGAGATCGCCTTCGCGCTCTCTCAGGGCTCTGACGACGTCTATGTCGCGGGCGCGGTCATATGCCGAGCACTCTCCGGCAAATATGCGCGCCTCGTCGACAGCAGCGTCGAGAGCGTCTCGTCGTCCTACTCGCAGCGCGCGGCGCAATACGCCGAGCTCGCGGTGCGGCTCACCAAAGACAGCAAGCGGCTCGGATCCGTCGGGCTGGGCGTTCCCGAAGCTGGGGGGATGTCAATTTCTGACATGGCCGCAGTCGAGACCGACACGGACCGCGTTCCCGGGGCATTCCGGATCGAAGAGTTCACGAACCCCCCGCGATTTAGCAATCCCCTCGACGAGTATTGATCCATCATGGCAACCGGCGCGCAGATGCAAAAGGATGTCGTCGCGCTCCTCCGGGATCACGGCTATGACCTCACGTTCCGCCGCATCAATAACGGCGGATCCTACAGCCCCTCGACCGGCACGGTCACCGGCGGCTCGAACGCCGACGAGAGCGTCCGCGCGATCTTTCTCAATTACACGGCACGCGACATCGACGGCACGCTGGTGCAGCGCGGTGACCGCAAGGCCGTGATCGCCGCGACCTACAACGGAAGCGCGATCTCGAAGACCCCGCAGATCGACGACGAGCTGCGTGGAGAAGGTGACGCCGTCCGGATCGTCTCGGTGCAGACAATCAAGAGCGGCTCCTCGATCCTCGCCTACGTCTGCCAAGCGAGGGAATGATGGCGAACGGTCAGATCCTCAAACAGATCACGGTCGACTTCGATAAGCTCGCAGCCAAGGCGGGCGTCACCGTCGCGCAGGCGCGCAACGAATATTTAAATCGGCTCTCTCTTGAGGTCGTGGAGGGCACGCCGGTGATCACCGGGAGGCTCAGGGCGTCGTGGTTCTTATCTCCGACGCTCTCAGGGTCTCCCGGTGCTTCCGCTGGTGAAGTGACGACCGGGGCTCCCGGGATGACAATGGCGCGCCTCGCAGGGCAGGCCGAGACGCTGGCACAGCTCGACGGGTCGATCTATCTTCTCAACGGGGCAAACTATGCGATCTTCGTCGAGGCGCGCAGGCAGTTTCTGCGGAAGGTGCTCGCGCGCTCCCGCTCGATCGCGGCGGCGGTCGTGACCGAGATCAAGAACATCAAAGCGACGGGGATCCCATGACAGTAATGCAGGACATCCGCGCGGCGCTCGAGCAGCAGATCGCGAACGTCTCGGGGATCCCGTCGTCGAGCAATCGCGCTTGGGAGAATGTCAAATTCGTGCCGACGACCGGAACGTCGTGGGTCCGCATGGCGCTCGTCCCCGTGACGAGCCGCCCGGCGGTCATGGGTCCGTCGCCGCAGATCCGGCATGACGGATCCTTCCTCGTCACCGCGCACCTTCCCGAAGGCACAGGCCCAGCCGGTGCTGACGCTCTGGCCGACGCGATCCGCGCGGCATTCTCCGTCGACACCGGGCTAACGTCCGGCGGAACGGCGGTTCGGTTCCGCTACGCCGAGCGCAGCGTCGCCGTTCTCGATGCGCCGTGGTATATCGTCACGGTGTCGATTTCGTGGTATAGCTACAGCAGCTCATAAGGAGGGCTCATCATGCCGTTTTCACAAGGAGCCCGCACCCGGCTCTCCCAGATCGTAGAAGTCACCTACGGGACGACCCCGTCGTCGTCTCCGGTCTATGCTCAGATCCCCTTCAACACGCACTCGCTGGATCTGCAAAAGACCCGCGTGCAGTCAAATATGATTACCTCGGACCGGATGACGTCGATCGACCGGCACGGCCAGCGGTCGGTCTCTGGCGACATCGTCGTCGAGATGCGCCCGGCAGATTATGATTGGCTCCTCGAAGGCGCGCTCTTCGGGGCGTTCTCCTCGGACATCCTCAACACCGGGACGACGGTCAAGTCCTACTCGATCCAAGACGCCGCGCTCGACATCACGCAGTTCCGGACCTTCGAGGGGGTCATGGTCAACACGATGGCGATGTCGCTCGCACCAAACTCGATGACGACGGCGACCTTCGGGCTGATGGGTCAGGACATGGCGCAATCAGCAACCGCTCCCGTCGGCGGCACTTATACCGCATATTCGACGAACGAGCCCTTCGACAGCTTCTCGGGGACGATCACCGAGGGCGGATCCGCTATCGCCATTCTCAATTCGCTCGACTTCACGCTGAACAATAACCTCAACTCGGCTTACGTCTTGGGCTCGGCAATTTCTCCTCAGATGGAGTTCGGGATGTCGACGCTCGAGGGCACAATGACGCTCTATTATCAAGACGCAGTCTTGATCGCGAAGTTCTTGGCCGAGACCGAGAGCTCGCTCTCGGTAGTGATGGATGATCGCGTCGCCGGTAAAAACTACACTTTCCTGATGCCGCGCATCAAGATCAACGGCGCGGCAGTTCCGGTCGGCAGTCCGCAGTCGCGCTTGATCACGGTCCCCTTCGTCGCGCTCAAGGACAGCAGCACCGGGACGCAGCTCCGCATCACCCGCACGACCGTGTAAGGATAAAAGATGGACCTAAACGACCTCACGTTCCGGGACACCTACACCCACACGATCTTGCACCCGATCACCAAAGACCCCGTCCTGCACAAGGACGGGGCTCCTCAGACGGTCACGCTCTACGGCTCCGACAGCAAGGGCTACCGCAACGCTCTGGCCGAGGTGGCGCGTCTGGGCGTCGAAGATCCGGACGAGCGCCTGATGGCGTTTCTGGCGCTTATTACGACCGCTTGGCACGTCTACGCCGGGGGAGCTGATGCAAAACTTGAAGACGCGAAAAAGGTCTACGGCGCGATGCCGTCCCAGATCCGCGATCAGATCTTCGCCGCAGCATCGGAGCGCGCCAATTTTTTCGCCGGGCCCTCGACGGGCTCCTAAAGCACGCCGAGGCCAGCTTCCAGCTCGCGCAGACTGACAAGGACGGGATCTCGATCCGCACTCACTACGAGCACGTCGAGAAGACGACAGGGATCCGCCCCCCAGAGCTCGATCTCCCAGAGATCCCAAAGACAATGGGCGAGCTCTGGGAGACGTTCTTGCGCCTCCACCGCTCTCGGCAGGCCGACGCGCCGATAGCATTCTCGGAGGTCTTGGCGTATAGTGAGCTCACCGGTCGCCGGTTTACCCCGCTCGAGGTGGACGCGATCTCTGCACTCGATGCCTTGTGGCACAAGGAAAGGGCGAAAAAATGATCGACCTAATCACGCTCGGCGTCGAAGTT